TGGGCCGATGTACGCTGTATTGACCTCTCCGTTCGTCTGGGCGGTAACTTCGGTGACATACTCCACATCGGCATAGCAGTTGCCGTAGTCGATATAGTCATACAAGGCCCGAGAGGTAAACTCCTTGAACTTGACTTCCCGGAGCTTGGTCATCATATAGGCTTCAATAGCCTTGGACTTCTTAGCCGTGGCCGAGTCCGGATTGGATCCTAGCCACCTAAACCAGTTCTCCGTAGGGAACAGGGCTGCCATGTAGTTCGCGTGCAGGTTATCCCGGATCTGGCATAGCTTGGGCCTAGTCGTGGTATTACGCCAAGGTAGGGAGGCATTGGAGGTTGTCTTGGTGTCTGTAGCAAATACGTAGGACCGTACCTCGCCCCATTGGGCCTCCTTCTGGCGTCGGGCCTGTGCCCACTTTACTGCCGCATCGGAGATCTCCGTAGCAAGGGCATCCGGATTGATTACGTCCGTTACCTGTAAAGTTTTAGATGTAGACATTGATTACCTTCTATTGATTAGGGTGTATAGTACGCGCCTTACGGCTTTCAAGACGCCCGATGGCTCGTTAAAGGGAATGAAGATTTGAGAGGACACCAACGATCCCAAACCAGAATAAGTCTTAGCTACTGCCGTCCTCAGGTACGCTGTGGCATTGCTTGCTGCGGTACCCGTGTAGGTAAGGACCTTGGACACTTGCTTGACGAGGCTAGATGCCCCTGATCCCGCGAAACTAAAGACTTTTCCAATCTGTCTGGACAGTGTTCTGGACGCCGTTCCCGTGTAGGTCTTGGTAATACGGAACGTGGAGGCGACCGACTTAACCAGTGTACCCGTACCCGAGAACGCCTTAAGCAGTCTGACCTGCCTTACTAGACTCGTAGACGCAGTGCCCGTGAACGTTACGATTACGTTGTAGGTCTGGGTACCTAGGTTGAGCGTCTTTTCAAAGGCCGTACTTGCCAGCCCAGAGTAGGAGAAGCTACGGAACCTTGCTGCAATGCGGGAGAGGGCATTAGTGCCCGTACCCGTGTACGCAAACGTCCTTGATAACGTTAGTAGACTTGACCTAGCTAGACTACCGGTTCCGGTGTATACAAAGGTACGTATCCTATTGGCTATCCTACTGAATGCGCTAGTTCCTGTTCCGGTATACGTAAAGGACCGGAGGAATACTCGCATCCATGAGAATGCGACAGATCCTGTTACTGAATACGCAAGGCTCTTAAGAAAGCTCGACGCACGCGATAGGGCTGTAGTGCCCACGCCGGAATACGTGAAGCTCTTGTTACGCGATGCGATGCGGGAGAAAACCGACGCCGCTGTGCCAGAAAACGAAAGGGAGCGAAAACGTGCTGAGATCCTTGTAAGTACGCTCGTGCCAGATCCGCCATATGTGAAACTCCTTATTCGGTTAGATATACGTGCCAAGGTAGCCGTGGCTACCCCAGAGAATGTGAATGCCCTTAAGAATGCGCTGATCCTACTGAGGGCTAGGGAACCTGTACCAGTGAACGTAAGGTCCTTGGTGTACTCTACACCACCTACCTCTGCACCAATTTGGGCTAACCAACCCGGCCATACAGACTTGATACCCGCTACTAAGTTGGGAATGAAGTCTGCGACGAAAGCCAATCCGGCAGTGGCCGAGTAACTAAGGCTTCTTGCGTAGGCGGCAACTTGACTACGTACCGCAGTGCCCGTACCGCTGAATGTGAGGGCTTTGGCATATCCAAAAGCCCGTGCTAGGGCGTTGGTGCCTACACCACTGAACGTCTTGGTTACACTTAGGACTAGCCCCTTAGTTAAGGCGAAAGACCCTGTACCCGTAAACGTAACATCCTTCGTAGTCTGGACGTTCTCGTGGAGACTTATCCAAGCCAGTCTTACGTCAGACGACACACCCAAGGTTGGGTTATATGTCTGAGTTCCTGTGGCATTGACTACTTTCCACTGAGTAGCTACCGTCTGGCCTGCTGCCGTGGTGCCAATCTCAGCCGTCTGTAAGGTAGACCAGCTACCGTTGGTAGTATCTGCATCTCCTGTTACAGTCTGGGCAGTGCCATACTCGTTGAATAGGAAACCAAATACCATGTCTCCGTTGGTAATACTGCTAGTAGTTACCGTAGGAGTCGTGCTGGCAGCACCTGTGTTCAAGCCACTTGAGACAAAGGTAATGCCCGTACCGGCTCTGGTTACCTCCGTGAGCGTCCAGACCTTTACCGCAGTATTAACGTTAAACGTTACTGTGATCGTCGTTCCGGTTGTTAAAGCCCCTGCGTTCTGGGAGGTAGTAAATACTGCGCCTTCAAAGCCAGCGTTAGCGGCACCGGGGTCATAGATACCCGAGATCCGCCTAGTCCACGTATTCCCAATAGAATCCGTGACAGTGAACGTAGAGAATGCCGTTCCGTTAGTATTGGCGTTGTCCGCTGATATAGCGATAACACCCCATGAACTCGACGCAAAGTTTGCGTTGGGAGATAGGGTAAATGTAGTCGCAGAGGTAGTATTGGTACCTGTGCCTCTGGCCGTACCAGCGAGAGCCATTTAAGGTGGCTCCTTTAAGTTACGACCAAGTAATCGTGAACGTGAACTGGATTGAGTCGCCTACGTTTAGGGCTACGCCAGTGAAGTCCGACTTGAGCAGTAGCGTACCAACCGTTGAAGCCGAAAGAACGCCAGCGTTGGTAATAGTCTTACCCGCACCTGCGCACGTAATCGTGCCCACAAAACGGTTCTGGTCCGCTGCGGGTTGTGACTCCGTAGCGATTACCCGAGCTTCGGAAGCTTCGGTAAAGAGCGTAGTATCACCCTTAGCCGCAGTACCTGCGCCCGTACCCCAACCAATATACCAGTTAGTAGGAGCGTTAGCCGTACCGTCCACGAAGTCCGCTACGATCTCTTCTCCTGCCTGTGTGAAAATATCCGCCATCTAAATTACCTCTTAGTGTTTGAAGAATGACAACTTACCCGGTACAATGCGCTTTTCCACAGTACCATCGGCTCGCGTTACGAGCATTTCTACGTCTACTTTGCCCCTGCTTTTAAAGACTCGTCCACGCACGCCATCCGGAGCAATTCGTACTTCTCCTCGACGCCATGCTTTGAAGTCTTCAATTCTGGACACGAACCATAGTTTAGGATTGAACATTGTTACCTCATTTGAACTAGTGTTACGAAACCCGTAGATGTACCAAACTGGGTTACTGCTAGGTGAGTAGCCCCGGTCGGTACTCGGTATACTGAGATGCCCTGTGGAAAAATCCGGGCAACTGTGCCCGTAGTCGCATCCACAGAGGAATCACCAAACTTGATACGGCAGATATCGGAGGCGGCTACCTCTACGACAACTGCATCCGTAGGCAGTGCTATTCTGTTGTTACCAGCCGCAATGATTACTTGGACGGCGCTACTTTCAATAGGTGCTAGAGTCTGGATAGACTTGCCATCCACATCCTTAGGTAGATCTACGTTAGTGTAGGCCACGTTACACGGAGCCTCGTGTCTTTTCAAAAGTACGATAGGCTCCTAGGCCTAGCATACCGAACAGTAGTGGCATCATTTGCGCCATGTCCATGAAGGGGAATTCTACCATCTTACCATTGAGTGCAGCAATCCAAGTGCCCCACGGGCCTACGATAAACTGGGTAGCAAAGCCCATACCGCATACCCAACCAATGAATGGACGCCACCCCGACTTGAAGGGGTCATCTGACGCCGCCTCAATCTTGTTGATATCGATCTGGCCTTGGGCCATCTGTAAGTCAGCCTCTAGCTGCTTGAACTCACCCGCTTGGTTGAGCTTAAGAATCTCCAGCTGGGCCGCTGCCTTCTGAGCAGGATCCGGGATTACCTTCTCAATGATCTTAAGTGCAGTCTCAATGAGACCACCAATTATTGGAGTCATACTAGTTGTCCTCTGGCCATTGGCCGGTTTCCATCATCTTAGCCAGTCTTACGGCACGACCCTTTACTTGGCGTGCCCACTTGCTTTCGAGCATCTGCTTGCTTGCAAGTTCGTAGTCTCCCTGTGCCACAGACCCCAGAGTCCTCTTGAACTTGCTGAGTGTAGTTAGACCCATGTTGTAGGCCATATCAACTATCACTGCTTGACGCACTTCGTCTAGCTCGTGATACCACGGGAATACCCGCTCTACCTCTTCCTCGGTACGTCTGATGCGGTTCTCAAGGATGAAGGCAATCTCTTCCGGGAATAACCCGACATCATCTAGGTTGAAACCTATTCCGATGGTGAGTTTACCTACAGTATCCCTATAGGGGAACTGCCTTACTCCCTCATGGAGAGTAAGGAGTGCCGGTAGGTTATTCAGCTTGGACATGCTTGTGGACCCGTTCTAGTTCAATATCTACATGTCGCCGCCACTCTTCCATGATAGCCATTCGCCTAGAGATGTCCTCTAGGACAACACCCAGTTTATCTAGGACTCCCATGGCCCGCCGAAGCGTGAAGGCCCAAGCAGAGAAACCAAATCCGAGTAGTGCCGCCCCATATCCAACCAGATCCGTCAATTCAATAGTAATAGTTTCCACGATTTAAAAGCCTCCAAAACGTGCGCTTCGTGCTTGGTACTGAATCACGTTGCTATCGGCCCCACCTCTACGCTCAATAGGGGGAGTGGCGATAGTGACGGCATTTGTCATGGCATCCATAACGTCATCGTGGGGAGGAAACAGGAGGACTAGTTCGTCCTCTAAGGTCTGGCAATTACCGCCCCGATAGTGCCAGACAGAGCGATTTTGATAGCGAGGACCAAGGACAGCAGCCATTCGCTCTGCCTTGTCTCCCATCCTTTTGTTAGGATAGAACTCGTCTATCGCCAAGCCCATACCATCGGGCTTGATATAACTTTCCTTCAACTCGCGCACGATGGTAGCTTGGGCTACGGTCATTTCCATGCGGATCTTACGGAACTTCCACCGTGTCCACATGGTTTTTAGATGCGCGTATAGTTCTGATATTAAATCGGTCTTAAAGCGGTCTATGTCGAGAACATACACATTACCGCTAGAGTCAAGGCCAATAACGACAATAGCACTAAAGTCGCTACGCTTGCCGACAGAGAACGCAAAATCCATTGCGGCAAACACGTTGACTTTCTTGCCCATGACGTACCAAGAACCGTCTTTATACTTGACTTGGTTCTTGTCATAGTATTGGAACAACTCCGGTGTGACAACCGCTTGCTCGTATCGGTTAGGGTCGTTGTAGTATTGGGCGTAGAACTGCGTCTTGTCCAAGTATTGTGCGCGTTTCTTTGCCAAGATTCCATTGTCGAACCCAAACCATTTGCCGTCTGTGGACCGTTGCTGTCTCGGCCACAGAAAGACTCCATCTTGCTCAACTACTCTCTGGAAGACTTCGTAGACTGCGGTTGAAGTCTCGATGTCCCCCTCCTCGTTGAATACCTCCTCTTCCATGCCCACGAGATCTGAGTACAGATCAAGGGGATGGTAGCGAGTTCCAACTACCCACTCTCGCGCACCCGCACCCTCAATGGATGCAAGCAGCGAGTACTGGCTTTTAACCTTGTCTCGTCCTTCCTCGGTGTAGGCATTCTCCTGCACCACAACGTCGTCTAGGATAGCAATGTCACAGTGCATACCCGTAAGGGACGTTGTAAGACCCCCCGTAAAGATGGTAGGGTCACGGATAGCTTCCGCCGCTCTACGCGGATCGTCTACCGCAATCTCTGATTGTGTCCACTTCTCTCTGAGGCCCTCTTCCTCATTGATGAGGTCTGGCCAGTAACGCTTGATGACCCTGCTAGTCAGGATCTGCTTGATAAGGCCTAGCTGCTTTTCCGCCAGATTAGCCGTCGAAGAGATGTAAAGGATCCGTATAGTTGGGTCCTTAACCACTTCCCATGCTGCTCTGTAAGCAATGATGGTAGACTTGGCATGGTCACGAGGCAGTAGGACAAGTTGGTGGGACTTAGCATCACTTCGCGTCATCCAATGGACTAGTTCTTCTTGGAAGTGCGGTACGACTCGGTGAGGAGCCACCAGACGAATGAAGGCCAGAAGGTCTCTTTCAGCAGCTTCTCGGATGTCCGCGCTAGATAGTTTAGTGGCTGCCACACCCTAGTTACCTTACTTCCAAACTCGTTGCGGCCTTGGGCCTAGAATTACGACAGACTGGCGTAGTAGGGGCCGATTCCAAGCCGTCCGTGTCCACCGTCCGCAGGGTCACACAGACACGGCCACTAACGGTACCAGTATCAATAACGTTACTAGAGCCGGTGGCAATCTTGTCCGTCTGGGCTACTCCCTTAAGCGTCCATGACAGCTTGTAATGTTGGATCTCTGAGGCAGGCAATAGTGTGCCATCCTCACGGGTTGTAGGAGGAGTCCACGATACGTTGACTGTATCAGCAAAGACGGGGCTAGCTAGTGTAAGCAGCCCCACGAGAATTAGAGTTTTGAGTTTCATTGGGTCCCTTTATTTGACTACAGAAATGCCGAGGCGTTTAGCATCTGCTGCCAGATCCGCCGAATTCTTAGCTTCTCTCGAAAGATACTGTTCCTTTTCCTTCTTTGAAGGCCTCCCCCGAGTAGACTTCTCTTTTCCGAACGAAGTAGTCTGCTCAAGTAGGTACTTGGTTGCATTGAGGGCATTGGGTCCTTCTCCGTCCTCGGCCTGTTCCTTGATGAGCCGGATATACTTGGCCCTAAGCTGTAGCTCAAGGAGCTTACGCCACTCTTCGATGTGGGGCTTGAGTATCCACGACTCGGTAATGGCCTCCCAGTGCGCCCAAGAGCCTAGGGTTACCTTTGCAAAGGTATGCTCGGTCACATCCTCCATTGCTAGGTATAGCCTCTTAAGCGAGACACACGAGGACGTATCGTCATCTTTCAGAGTGTAGATGGGCGGATACTTGGCAGGATCCTCGCATGTCTCTTCAAAAAGGTTCGCCGTGCGCCAGATACCACGAACGTCCTTGAGGAAAGGACGGAGATCGTCAATGGTCATGCCCCTAAGCTGTGCTAGGGTGAAGTACGGTGTACCTTCTTTTACTACTGACTCGTCTGCCATAAGAACAGAGACTTTCCTTTTGATAGATCCGAGATCTGCGCTCGGATGATTTCAATCCCGTAGGTGAAGGCCCTAGGCCTGCACGCCTTCAAAAGCTTCTCGTTGATGTCGTCGCTCTGTAGTTCCTGCCACGTATGGCCATGGACTACTGAGGCTATCTCGGCGTAACATACGTCACGCATCGCGTCATCAACCCCTTCTACCCCCAAGAGGGCTTTCTGGATATTGTGGATCCGTGCCGTCACGATCACTCCAATACCTACCTGTACCCCATCTGAGGTTGTCAGGGTCAAAGCCCCCATGTTCATTGTCCTAGGGACCACATTGTCCACTATGACCCGCTCAATATACAAAGGGGCGACCCAGTGCCAGCCCGGACCTAGCTCTCGGTGGAACCTGCCCATCCGTAGAACCACTCCCCTTTCGTATTCGTCCACCACATAGATTAATCGGAATCCCTCCAAGAAGTGAAGGAATAGATCAATTAATCTGTCGATCACTCGATTCTGCCTCGCATTCCGAATACATGGCGTGTTCGACTCCCTTGTAATAGGCGTACTCTGTCCAGAGAACGAAAACCGCCACAACGACGATTGCCCAAACTAAGGATCCTAATACCGTTAGGAACGTTCGTACCATTCTACCTATAATGATACCATATTCCTATAGAAAGTCAAGAGGACCTAATAAGTATTTTTTGGGTTGAAGGAGTCCAAGTCCTTAAGGACTGACGGCCCTAAAGGGCCTTGACAGGTTGAAAACAATAGTATACCCTAAGAT